CACAGCAAACCCATACACACCAACAAAAACACCCAAAACAACCCCACAAACACACCCAAAACAACCCCCAAAAACATCGTTCCGCGCACGACGAGCCTGCTTTTTTTCTGAGCCGTGAAACACGAACATGTGTTCGGTTACTCACAGTGGTCACGCATTTTCGTCTGTAGAACCCTTGGTACCATTGGGTTTCCCGACCTATGTTTCACAGAATATTACATAACACATGTTATGGGCGGACTTTTATACGAACATGTGTTCGGTGCTGTGATGTACCTCAATAAACCCTTTTCAGGCAGCGCACGGCGGAAAGTGGTTGATGCGAGTACCGAAACGGGCTATTCTGGCTCTCATGCCTAGACCGTCAAAACTAACCCCTGAAGTCCAAGAGAAAATCATCGTTGCTATCGCGTCAGGGAACTGGCAAGAAACTGCTTGTAAATACGCAGGAATCGGTGTGAACACTTTTTACACTTGGATGAGCAAAGGTGAGGGTGCAAAAGCCAAAGACCCGTATAAGGGGTTTCGGGAGGCTGTAGAGCGCGCTAGGAGTCAGGCGGAGATACGCAATGTGGCTCTAATCCAGCAGGCAGGGCAAGAAGGTTCGTGGCAAGCGGCGGCTTGGTATCTGGAACGCTCTTACCCGATGCGATGGGGCAAGCAGGGTCGTTTAGAGGTCACAGGGTCAGATGGTGGTGCCGTAAAGGTAGATGTTTCGGTTGACGAGTTGGAGCGCAAGGTTGCAAACCTCTTTGACAAAATCTAACGGCGGTAGCAGGGGCGTCTTAGACTTCTTAAAGACCGCTAAACCAGCAGAGAGAAAAGCCTTTATTGCTCGCCTTTCTATGGAAGAACGCGCTGTAATCGTTGCTTTACTTGATAAATACGCTCAAAACCCTTGGGCGAAGTACCAATCAGACCCAATCGGCTTCATTGAGCAAGGTTTAGGGGAGCCAATCTGGTCAAAACAGCGTGAAATCCTTGAATCTGTACGAGATAACAAGAGAACAGCCGTTCCAGCGTGCCACGCGCCCGGAAAAAGCCATTTAGCGGCAAGAATCGTCGCGTGGTGGGTAATGAGCCATGAAATCGGCACTGCACAAGTCGTTACCACAGCAACTTCGTTCAGACAGGTGAGAAACATCCTCTGGGCGCACATACGACGCCTTCACGCTGTACATGACCTTGATGGTGATTGCCTGATGGTGGAATGGAAAAGGGGTACTGAGATGGTCGCATTCGGATTCGCCCCTGCCGCCTATAACGAAACCGCTCTACAGGGTATCCATGCACCTAACCTCCTTGTGGTGGTGGATGAGGCAGGGGGTATCTCAGACACCATTGGCGTGGCACTAGAGGCACTGATGACAGGAGGCAATACCAGACTATTGCTTTTAGGCAACCCTCCTACAGACAACGAAAACAGTTGGTTTGAAAGAGCCTGCTCCTCAGACCTATACAACACCATCCAGATAGGTGCTTATGACACACCTAACTTCACAGGTGAGGAAACAGGAGTGTGCACTACATGCCCGCGCGCGGTAGGACTCCATTCCATAGCCTCACACCTAGTAGATGATGAATGGGTAAAGGATGTTATTCAAGAGTTAGGTGCAGAATCAGCCTTCGTAGAGGCACGAGTACATGCACGATTCCCTAAAGCCACAGGCAACAGAGTAATCCCATCCACATGGCTAGATGACGCGTCCATAAACGACAACCCTGCACAGTCAACCCAGATAAGGCTCGGTATTGACATCGCCGCTGATGGTGGAGACGAGTTCGTTATTGCAAGAGCAGATGGATACACAGCACGCATAATCCACGCATCGTCAGGCAAGGACAACGCCTCCGCTATACAAGTCGCCTACACATGCCTACACCACATACAGCAAGCAGAGGCAGATGCTTTACACAACACATACCTCACAATGGAACAATCCATACAACAATTCCAAACACCAAGTATCGTAACGCAACCCAATGACCCAAGTAGCATAACGAAACCCAATGAAGCAAGTATCATAATGCAACCGACCGACCCAAGTAGCATAACGAAACCCACTAGGGGTGGGGGTGCGAAAACCCAAAACGAAAGAGGGGGCGGCCCCGATACAGTCATCGTGAAGGTTGATGCTATTGGTTTGGGTTGGGGTGTGGTTTCTATTTTGCGGGAGTGGGGTGTTGAGGGGTTGCATTCAGCAAAAATTGTTGGGGTGAATGTTTCTGAGCGTGCTTTTGAGGCGGGGAAGTTCAGAAATCAGCGTGCTGAGATGTGGTGGAATGGTCGTGTTTTGTGCCAGCCTGATTCTGATGGTCGGCAGGTTGTGCGTTTGGATGTTGACCGTAAGGTGTTGTTACAGATGGCGTTGCCCGATTATTTGAGTGATTCTTCTGGGCGAATAAAAATTATTTCTAAGGCTGATTTGCGCCGTACTGGTCGTGGTTCCCCTGACCGTGCGGAGGCTATTTTGTTGGCGTTGTACGACCCGCGAGGCTCCGACAGCGCCCCTCTGGTGACACCTATCGGCATTCCTCAAGCAAATGTTTGGGATATTTAACCCCTCCCCCCAAGGGTGGGGTGTAAAAATTTTTTTTTTGAAAAGTTTTTGTGGTAGGTTTGGGGTTGTGCGTTGTATTGGTTTTGGCTACGAATGATGTCGTGATGTCGTGATGTCTAGTTCTAATAACGATTGTGTGGGGTCTGTAACGGTCGTGGAGCGTTGTGGCTGTGGTTTTGGGGTGTCTGGGGCGTCGCCTGATGGGGTGGGCGCACAGGGACGCTGGTATGCGTATGAGCGGGTGTCTTTTGATGGTGGTTTGATGTCTCGCGCGCGCGTGCCTCTGCACTGGTGCTCAGTTTTGCCTACTTGACTCTGTTACTAAACTGGGGTACACTTCTTATACGAGGAAGGGGAACCTATGACAGAACAAGTTTCAACCATCAATTTATCGGCGCTTTCGCCCGTGGAGCACGACCTCCTACTGTGCGAGAGGTTCCGCCTGAAAGCGGACGCAAAATACAGGCACCTGCAAAGTTCCAGCCAAATCCGCTACCGCTACGGAATCAGGGTTTATGTTGAAAACGAATCTGGCAGAAAAGAATCAGTCTTGGTGGCTCCCGACACCAACCCACTGCCAACGACACTTGACCAAGTTGTCCCCTTCAAAATCGCTCAGGCGCTAACTTTCGCCAGCGAAGCAGAGGTCGCCCAACACCAAGCAGTCACCGACATCTTGGACGAAGCCAATGCGTTAATCGCCGAGTGTGACGCCGAGTACGACAGTCGCCCTTGGAACCGCTACTACCTAGTGACTTCAAGCGACGGGCACATTCACCGCTCCACCTACTGCTCATCTTGCAACAAAGGAAAGGAAGCCACAGGGTTCGCCTTGGTGCCCTTCCTGAGCGGTTCAGACGACGCTACAGCGGTCGGAGAACTTGGTTCTGCCCTTTGCTCCATCTGCTTCGCAGAGGCTCCATCTGAGAGCAAGGAGCAAGTGCGGATTAGTGGTCGCGTGGCTCTGGTGCTCGCAGAGCAGGGAGTGGAAGCCTTCCAGTTGGCGCTAGGCAAGGCTCGCGAGGACGCTTCAAAGCGCGCCAGTGACCGTTGTGAGGGCAGTGGTAGCCGAGTAGAGGCTTCCTCAATCGGGCGGTTCTACAAGTGCCCAGTTTGCGGAAACGGACAGCGACAGGACGGCAAAGTTCGCGCTCACCGTCGCCCTCGCTGGTTCGCAGTGAAAGAAAATTGGAACGGCATCAATGACGGCTGGTGGGACGGAGCGAAGTGGGCACCGAGCACAAAGAAAGTGGATTTGGGAACCAAGGAGAACGCGGAAGCGGTAGTCGCAGAGCAGGGCGGGACAAGAACCAGATGCGAGTAGGTCGCAAGGCTTGACACGCCAACTTGAGCGGGGTAAAGTAGTTATACAAGGAAGGGGACAAAGTGTTTGTTATCAAAGTTTTCATTTTGAAAAAATACTTCGGCGGGGCTGACCCCGCTTATCTGTCGCGCGACTTCATCAAGGCGCTCGCCGACTACACAGTCTTACTAGCAAAGGGGAAAATATGAAAGTAACGAGACAGGGCGTAGTAAAAACGCTTGCTAATAGCGGATGGGAAAAGCACACACGCACTTCAACTTCCATCCGTGGCTACTGGCACGACAGAGCAGGGTGGAAAATCAACAACGCCAAAGCGGGTGAGCCAATAATTATCTGGCACATGCGTGACAGTGTTTCCACTTATCAAGCAGACATTGATGACCGTCTTTCTTCTTACGCGTACGAACTTCGCAAGGCTGGTTATTCAGCCGAAATCATCAGCGACAGACCAATCCATTACATCCGAATCAAACGAGAGGAATCCTAATAATGACCACAGCGCGCAAGAGCAAGTGCATCCATTGTTCGCAACCGTTGATGGAGAAGGCGGTGGTGAATGCGAAGGACGCTGACCGCTACATCGGCGAGTACGGCGCGTTTGATGATGACCTCGTGTGGATAGCGCGGGACGGCAATGCAATTTGCTACGGGAGCGACACGGCTCATATCACGGCTAAAGAGTTTGCGTCTGGGCAATGATTTTTACAAACTTGACATCGCTACTTCAGCGGGGTACAGTTCTTTTACAAGGGAAGGGGTCACGATGACCAACATAGAAACAAAATTGGATTTGTCCGAGGGGGCAACGCGCGAGAGGATTGCGCGATATCAGACACACGATTGTCTTATAGAGGACGCGCCCGAAGCGTGGGAGCGACACCCGAACATTGATGTGCGCGTTGCTTGTTTGGCTACGGTCACAGAAGGCAAAGATGCAGAGTTCATCCAGAGCCTTGTAAAGCAGTTCGCTACTGGGCATCTGAGCAACAAACAATTTGCTTGGGTCAATCGTTTGTACGAAAGTTACGGGAGTGCAAGTCGCGGACGACGCATTATCGCAACGACACACGAATGGACAAAGGTTGAAACTGTCCATCACAACAACAACTACATGCTCGGCACCTACTCCATCAGCACTTACTACAAGTGTGAACGCTGTGGCTTAGACGGCGAGCAATACCAATACAACAACTATTCAGGAGACTAAATGAGTACCAACATTATTAAATTCACCGTCGGCGAAGAAGTCACAACACGCTCATTGAGCGATGACGATTATGTCTTTCGGTTTCTTGTAGAAAAGCGAACAGAAAAGTTTGTGACGCTTCGCTATCACAACGAACTACATCGTGTCGGTATCAAAATCCGCGACGGTCGCGAGTATTGCTACCCGCTTGGTTCTTACTCAATGGCAGGTACAGTAATGGCGACAGGCATGACTTGCCCGCGCTGTGAATGCGTAATGTATCCGAGCCGTATGGCGCTGTCTCGTTTGGACAACATCACCAAGGTGTGCCCAGATTGCGGTACGCAAGAGGCGATTGAGCAGTGGCAGAACGGTGAAGTGAAGGAGTGGCGTCGTGAGTACAGCGTCTAGGAACGACATCAAGCAAGGCGAGACAATCATGGTCGGCGGTAAAAGGCGGACGGTGATAGATGTCAGATGGTTTGGTGATAACAGCATTGAAGTGTTATGCGTTGATGGCGATGACACAAAATGGTTTCTTGCGGTGCCCGCGCACGGTGATGTCAATTACTAACACTGAAAAAGAAGGGAGCATGTGTGGACGCTCAAACAATTTGTAGTTTGGCTATAACGGTTGACGAATCAGTAATTGATTTGTTAGAGCGCACGCGCGTGCTGTCACAATCAATCGGGACGATGGGTGATGTGGATGCGTGCTTCCCGTACCTTGAAGTTGATGACCAGTTCCTTCCGTTGGCATTGCATCAAACAGTTGGCGATGAGTGGTGGGAAGAAAAGATGGAACGCTACGCGCGCGCGCACGAGGGCGTGCATCCGTTTTGGTCTGGTGGCGCGATGTTCCCGTTGTCTATTTGCGCGTCTGACGAACAGGCGCTTGAGTATGATGGGCATATCGTTTTTTTGAATAGTTTGAGATTTCCAGATTGCATTGACATCACAGCAGTGAGAAAAAAGATGAACGAGGATTGGGTTATTCCTTTTCACGAGATGCTTGCCACGGTTGAGATGTTGATGAAAATAGATGGTGAGATAGAGAAAGGTCTGAGGTGGGGCTGTTGAAGTTTTCTGAGGAACATGTTGTTTGGGCGTTGGGGACGGTGTGGTCGCAAAGGATTGCGCCAGATGTTCCAGAGAACTCGTGCATTTTGGCTTCGCGTTGCGCGCAGGAGGCGCTGACATTTTTTAATGTGCCGAACATCGTGGCTCCTGTCGGGGTGATTTGCTACAACAAAGTCGCGTGGGATGAGAAGGCTCTGGCACCGTCTGAGAGGTCGGTATTCAACTGGACGGTGGCAAGTACCAGCAGGGACATCAATGTGGAGTACAAGAGCGATACAGGCGGGTTTGACGGGCATGTGGTGGTCTGCACCCCGCGCTTTTTGGTGGATTTGACGATTTCTCAATTTGACCGTCCGCTGAAGGGGATTGTTTCTGGCGGGGCGATTGTTGCCGAGGTGTCACGGAACGCTGGGCTGGACGCTCTCGTGCTGGGGCTAGAAGAAGGCTGTGCTTTTATGTGGGGCGAACCTGAGAACAGCGCGTTTCGCGAGTCTCCCGATTGGAAAACCAACTACAAGAAGTGGAGTGGAATTTTGATTAGAGATATGAAAGAGTTGATGCGTGCCACTCCCTCGCTCTCAGCAAATCAAGATTCAGATGAGACTCAAGAAGAACAACCCGACTTCGGGAGCGGTTCATTACGACTCGGTGATTCAGAGCAAGCCCAAGACAAAGACCAAGAATCAACCGACGAATCGTGAACTCTATTCACGGGTTAAGGCTGAAGCCAAAAAGAAATTTGAGGTGTACCCGTCTGCTTATGCGAATGCTTGGCTGGTTCGGGAATACAAGAGTCGTGGCGGAAAGTACAAAGGGGAATAGGCGTTTTATGGCTCAGGAAATTCAAGTTAAGCATTGGTTCAATCTGCCTAAGCCAATGGTGGACAGGCTGTGGGCTACAAGCAACTACAGGACGCACCAGTGGTGCGGAGGGCAGTGTGAGCGGTGTCTGGCTGTGGCGTGTAGCGCATCGGCGGATTATGCGTGTGGGGACGATGTGGAGAGGCATGTGGTGGTGCAGTTTTCTGATGATTCCGTGGCGTCTTTGAGCGAGGCTCAGACGAGGGCTTTGGAAAATTTCTTTCTGACCGTTTTTGACGATTAGACGCTTGACACGGTGACTAACCCGTGGTAAAGTTTGGGTACAAGGGAAGGGGGAATGTATGGAAAATAGGTTTAAGGGGGACTGTCGCTTTTGCGGGCAGTTCGTGGGCGCTGGCAAAGGTTTCTACGAAATGGGTTATCTTTTCTGCTCCGACCCTGTGGAATATGTAAAACCTGAGTCGGAGTATGGTTACACAACCACTACTTGCTTACATCAATACAACTTGCAGACTGGCGAGTCTTGGGAGTCGGCTCACGCGCTCCACAGTCACCTGCGGGAACAAGACGACATAGCGCGGGCGGTCTTTCAAGAGGAGTACCGTTTGGCGCTGGTCAATGGCGGGGTGGAAACTTTGGCGGTAGAAGCCAATGTCAGGTCGTTGGAAGCGGTGGTGGTCAAGGTTCTTGGCTCGGCAATGGCTCTTAGCGAAATGACTTTCTCAGAAATTGCTTCGGTTCGCAATGAGTTGGATAGAAGGATTCAGGCGAAAAAAATGAAGGGTATCCGTCAGGAGTGGGAGCGTGAGGACAAGTGCCCTCGCTGTGGTGGCGCTGGACGGGCTGACAAGTGGGCGTTCACTGGTCATGTTTGCTTCCGCTGTGGCGGGTCGGGAAAGTATTAACTTGACCAGCCAACTAATCCGTGGTAAAGTTCTTATATGAGGACAGGGGAAAACATGATTTATGAAATCTTCCATTTAGCAGACGGCACCATTATGGTGCTCTATCCCGACGGTCAAGTCAAAATCTATCCACCAGAGAAAGCAGGAAAATAATGACCGAAATTTATGTCAGTCCAGTAAGCGGGAAGCCTTACATTTGCCAGAGCCACATGGACGAGTCAGTCATTGACCGCAACGGTCAGTGCATGACTTGTCGCGAGGATGAGCACGAAGCAGAATTGATGTCACGATGACCAACAACCAACAGAAGGGAAATACCGACATGAAGCAGTGTGAACAGGATTGCGGACGACAGGCGACAGTGTACGGGGGCGGTAAGGGCGCTGGGGATTGGGCAGGCTACTACTGTGACCAGTGCCTACAATCTTTGGGCTTCATCAAGTTCAATGACCTGAACAAAACCTACGACCCAGTGGCGGAAACAGTTGAGGATGTTGAGGATGCGTTAACCCTGTTGGCACAGCGGATTCAGCGAAGCGACTGGTCTTACGAGATGAGCGATGACCCTCGCTCGTATCAGTCGGGCTGGCGCGAGGAGAAAGAAATTGTCGCGACGATGGGCACGATGCTCTGGTCACACGACAAGATTGATGCGTTGAAGGTGGCGCTTGTCAAAGAAGTGTTCCCTTCAGGGGTAACTGACAATGACCGCTTCGTCGCTGTGTGCCATCAAAGAATTGAGTATTTAGTGGGGCGAGCCAACCCTTACTAGCCACTCGTGTGCTAAGGTACTTTTGATTTGTGCTTGGGCATACCCCCCCTTCATGTCCTGAGCACAGGCGAAGCCCCCCGCAAGGGGGGCTTTCGTTTACCCCGTTTTAGAATATCTAAACTACGGTTCAGCCGTAAAGTGTTGGCATGGCTCAGTCGGATTTCCAAGAAATAGGTTCCACAGGACTACAACGCACTTCGGGCTTTGTAATTGACGACTTCATTGATGACCTAAAAGGTTCTCGCGGGCGTCGCGTTTACCGAGAAATGTCAGACAACGACCCTGTGGTTGGCGCGTTGCTGTTCGCGATTGAGAGATTGGTGCTGGCGATTGACTGGGGAGTCACCCCGTATTCAGAACACGGCAAAGACATCAAGAAAAAAGACCAAGCGAATGCTGACTTTTTGGATGAGTGTATGAACGATATGTCGGAGTCTTGGAATGGCATGCTTTCCCAGATTTTGTCGTTCCTTATTTACGGCTTTGCTTTCTGTGAGATTGTTTACAAGAAACGAGTCTCTCCAGAGTCCAAGAACGGACGCACTAAATCTAAGTACACAGACGGCAAGATTGGCTGGCGCAAAGTGTCGCTACGCGCGCAGGAAACTTTGTGGTCATGGGAGTTTGACGAAGAAGGTTCGGTAAGAGGCTTCAACCAGCAAGACCCGTCGGTCACAAGAGGATTGGTGCATATCCCGATTGAGAAGGGTTTGCTGTTCAGGACGGCAAATGCACGCAACAACCCAGAGGGCAGGTCATTTCTTCGTAATGCGTATCGCCCGTGGAAGTTCAAAAAGACGATTGAAGAGATTGAAGCAATCGGTATTGAGCGCGACCTTGCAGGTTTGCCTGTGGCGTATGTGCCTCCGTCCATGTTGTCGTCTAACGCGACAGCGGCGGAAGTTACGGCTCGCAATGCCATGCAGGACTTGATTCGCGGGATTAAGCGCAACCAAAACGAAGGTATTTTGTTTCCGTTGGCTTACGACGAGCAGGGCAGGGAGTTGTACAAACTGACTTTGTTGTCGTCTGGCGGTACGAGGCAGTTCAACACTGACCAGATTGTTGCACGGTATGACCAGCGCATAGCAATGGTGGTGCTGGCTGACTTCATTCTGTTGGGGCACGAGAAGGTTGGCTCTTTTGCTTTGGGCGCTTCCAAGATTGACTTGTTTACTTCGGCGGTTCAGCAGATTGCTCAATCCATCGCAGATGTGTTTAACGACCATGCGATTCCCCGCTTGTTTGCTTTGAACGGTATGCCAACTGACCGTTTGCCGAAAGTCAAGGTTGGCGAAATCACCCATGTTGACCTTGGTGTTCTTGGCGACTTCATTTCTAAGATGGCTTCTGCGGGCGCGATGCAACCAGATGCAGAGTTGGACAATTTCTTGCGCGATTTGGCGAACTTGCCTCCTCGCTCTGAGGAAGAAGCAGGAATGATGCCACAGGGCGTTGGCATGCCTCCAGAGGCGCAAATGCCACAGGCACAGGGGCAAGTGCCTCCGCCTGTTGACGGAGCGCCACAGGGCACTACAGATTTGTTTTCACAGTTGGAGTCGGCGGTTTCTCCAGAGCCGAAGAAGTAGCGCGCGCGATGCCATTCGTGAGTGTTGTTAAGAAACCTCTTGCTAAAGGTTTGAAGGTTGATGGCTTAATTGACGAGACACTTCAAGCAGAGATGGAAGCGATGGCGGCGTTGTATGCCAATGCGATTAGACGCACTGCTTCTGCTGTTGATGTGGCAAAGAAAATTATGGACGCGCAGGCGAGAGGGACAACTGCTGATTTGAGGTTGTTTCAAGAGGTGCTGGCGTCAGAGGTGACGAGGGGTTTGGCTGAGGCACTGGCTGAGGTGTCAAATGGTACGAGAGCGCAAGTGCTCAGGGATACAGAGCGAGCCATCAAGCGTTTGCCGTCTGGTTTGTCGGCGCGTGTGTCTTTTAATAACGCTGACCCGCGGGCGGCGGCGTGGGCGCGCGAGCGTGCAGGGTCGCTTATAAAGGGCATAGAGCAGGAAGCGTTAATTGCGGTACGCAAGGTCATCTCTGATGCTTTGCTGTCGGGAGGGGGCGTCGCAGTGGCGTCTGCACGCATTAGGCGAGTTGTTGGTCTGCATCCTCGGTGGCAGACGGCTGTTGAGGGGTTTCGCGCGCGCGAGGTAAAACGATTACTGGATAACGGCATGGACGCGGCTGAGATAGCCGATGCGAGTCTGGAGACGGTTGAGATTTACGCGGAAAGATTGCGGTCGGCGCGGGCTTTAACGATTGCCCGTACCGAGGTGATGGCGGCACAAAATATGGGTCAGGTGTTGTCGTGGTATCAAGCGTCTGATGATGGTTATTTGGATATGTCGTTGGCTGTGAAGGAGTGGGTGGCTGGTCCTTCTGGTTGGAAGAGCATTGAGGTGTGTCCTGTGTGTATGGAGTTGGATGGTCAGCAGGTTCCTGTCAATGGCAGGTTTAGCAATGGCGATGTGATGCCTCCGTCGCACCCGAATTGTAGGTGCACGATGAACTTGATTCCTTTGGCGTTGTTGGGCGATGGTCGTGAGTAGGTCGCGCGCGGAGGTCAAGTTGGCGATGCGTAAGGCGTCGTTTGCTTCACGGTCTGAAGCGGCGCGGTATGCCGCCAGCATTCGGTGGAAAGGCAATGTCAAAGAGGAGAATGACCCTGATAATCCTGTGACTGAGGCTGGCAAAGAGGCTATGCGTTTAGGGGCTGGGTTGGCTGGTTTTGATGAAGCAACAAACTTAACTCCGCGAGGGGTCAAAACTCCTGTTTTTTATTGGTCGCAAGGGTTTGGCGATACAAAAGATTCCGAGTTTGGTTCAGAGGAAGAGGCTCGCGCTTATCTGGCAGAGCAACAGTCGCTTAATCCAGACGAGGTGTTCTACATTTGGCGGGGTTCGCGTTTAATGACTGCTACTCCAGATAAATTTCCTAAAGGGGTGTGGACGGTTATGCAGGCTGAGTTGGCATTGGGCTATATCAATAACGAGGTCAAACCTGTTGACCCAAGCCAGCCTCATTCGTGGGATGATATTAAATATGTTTCGCCGAACAGAATTTTTGGCGTAAACCCTGAAACTAATGAATTAGACGAATACCAAACAGTTGTATTAGGTGATGCTGAAGGGCAAAAAGCCGATGCGATGGTCAAGAACACCAGTCCTAAGAATCCTGCGGGGTTGGATAGGGCGGGGCTTGTTTATTGGGAACGGTCAAATATGGTGAAATTTACGGGGTACGGGGAGTCAAACTATTGTGATTCTTTGGGGTATTACGCTTCAATTCATGCAGGGTATGGTCAGCCTTATTCAAGACCTGATAATAGTTACCGCGTTGTGCACAAGGTTAGAGAAGGCAAATTGATGGATTTAGCACAAAATCTTGTTGATTCTTTAAGAAATGCTCCTAATGCTCAACCGACATTGTGGAGAGGCATCGGGGCGTCACATCAAACAGAAATTGAAAATGCAGGCAAGATAACCAAAGACTCTCAGGTTGGGGATACTTTTACTGTTGGTTTAGGAGCAACATCGCGTTCTATTGCGGCGGCGCGGTTTTATGCCACGCCATATTCTTACGACACAAACGAAGATGGAATACCAACGCTTATGCGTATTAAG